TTATGGGTCTGCCTGCTAAGGTTACCGATCCTGCTTATGTGTTGACTTCAAAGTTCAGCGCAGGCACGATTGACAACACAGGCGGCGTAACGGCTGGTTTGGGTGGTGGTTCTACAAACTACTCAACGCAAGCTGTGTCAGCTTTGACGATTGCTTCGCCCGGCGTATTCACAGTTGCCTACTCACCTCCTAGCGGTACATTGGTTTCTTTCACAGGAACTATTGGCTCGTTGACTGGCGTGTCGTTGAATACGACTTACTGGTGGACAAACGCATCAGCTACAACTGGAAACATTTCCACCACACAAGCTAACTACTTGGCGGGTACAAAAGTCAACACTGGTGGTTCTTACACTGCCAATGCGTTGAACTTAGTGCCATCAACCGTGTCTAGCCCTACAACTCCTGACGTTCGCGGTACTTATGCAATCACTGGTACTCCAGACGGTTCTAAGCGCCTGTTGGTCAGCATGGGTTTGACCGCAATCCAAGTCGGCCCCAACGCCACTCGTGCAGGTTTGCTTGGTTCTGACCAAGCTTAATAGGAGGCAATCATGGCTAAAAAAGAGCATTCAACTGGGGGTTTTGCCCAGATGCCTAAGATGATGACTGACGAGCCGTCAGTTATTCTGAAGCTGAAAAAAGGTGGTCATGTGCATTCCAAGCACAAGGCCAAAGAAGAACATGGTCACAAGCCCATGCACCATATGGCTCACGGCGGTCACGCCAAGCACCATGAGTCCATGGAAGCTGAGCATGGTCACAGCCCTAAAAAGCCCTCCATGCATGAGCGTAAGAAGGCCATGAACCCCAACTTCATGAAGTCGGGTGGCAAGGTTGCTCATAAGGCAGACGGCGGCATGATGGCTAACCCACAAGCAATGGCGGCAATGGCAAATCCTGCCGTTCGTGCGGCTATGGCTAAACGTGCGATGGCTAAACGTGCAATGGCGGCTCCTATGGCGGCTCCAGCGATGGGCGCTCCTATGGGCGGTGGCTTGCAACCCGGCATGAAGAAGGGCGGCAAAGCCAGTGATGTAGCACAAGACAAAGCAATGATCAAAAAAGCCTTCAAAGAACACGATGCTCAAGAGCATAAAGGTGGCAAAGGCACAAAAATCACGCTGAAATCTGGTGGCGCTATCCAAGGCGGAGAAGGCAAATACGCCAAAACCATGATGCATGATGGTGACAAAAAAGACACCGCTCGCGGCACTGGCAAAGTCAAGATGGATAAGCCTGCTGGTTATGCCGCAGGTGGCACTATCAATGGCAACGAAGCCAAGTACGCAAAGACCAAGGTATATGACGGAGACAAAAACGACTCCGCCAGCGGTACTGGTGGTGTGCGTATGGGCAATGCTGGCGGCTTTAAGAATGGTGGCACAGTCCCTGAGGGTGACTGGGAACACCGTCCTGCTGACACAGCCAAGAAAGGTGTTTCAAACACCAAGACTGGCGAAGTCAAAGAGTCCAATGCAGGTGGCTACAAGCATGGGGGTAAAGCCTCAAAAAAAGCTTACGCCACGGGGGGCAGTGTTAATGACGCTGGCAAACCCGTGGCGTACCCTGTTCGTCCAAGAGCGCGTCCTGTAGTCAATACAGCGCAATCTGGTACTTTCAAGCATGGCGGCAAAGTAAAAATGGCTGACGGCGGAGGTACAGGCGATGCGGTCATTGACCGTGAGCAGGCTCGTAGGAAGGCTGAACAAGCCACAACGAAGTCAGAGAATGAGAATCAACGCAACCAGATACTTGGCGTACCACGCGCCATGTACCAAGGTGTGAAGAACTTCATCAATGACAACTTTGCTCCTTCGGGAAGCTACAGCAGGACGGACAAAGATGCTCCTCCTCCTGAAGCAAAAAAGCGTGGCGGTAGCGCCAAGAAGTAAACGGTGGGGGCTTCGGCTCCCGCCTTTTTAATGCACAGGTGAAATATGTCTCTAATCGTTAATTACAACGGCCCCAAAACGCAAAACGATCTTCAGTTGATGACGCAACAAAATCAGCGGTCAGCGGCTTATGATCCTGTTGATAAATTGCGCACTTCATCCCCTCAAGCGTTGATTGATACCGACTTTGAGTACGGTACTCAGCCAACCAAATGGGAAACAATTGCTCTTCAGCAAGGTCGCCCAAGCGTTTATTACATTGCCCAATCCCCTCGTGTTCCTGACATCAGTGCATCCAACAAGGGCATTCAAGGCGCAGGCACAACGACCGTTACGGTCTTCATGGCAGATACCACTGGTTTTTCAATTGGTACTCCAATTTATATTCAAAATTCTGCGGATGTCAATGCCAATGGTTGGTGGTTGGTGTCTGCTGTGTCTTCAAACGTAAGCGTTTCATACGTCACAACAAACGTTGTTGCGTCTGGTAATCAATTTAATCCTGCCAATACCTACATTTATTTGGGTTACTTTTATTCTGGCTCTGGCATCAACTTGGCTTCAGGCACAACTGCTTTTGTAACCAGCACCAACACCGTGACTGTCACAACTGTAGGCGCTCATGGTCTGTCCAAAGGTAGTTTGATCTATGTTGTTGGTACAACTGGTGGTACAAACGTCAACGGCGCATGGGTTGTTGCTACTGTCCCAACAGCCAGCACCTTTACCTATGCCTCTACAGGCGCAACTGGCACTGTGACCAATGCCGCAGGTCAAACCAACTTGTACGCTCGTCCTTCTGGCTATGTTGAGCCTCGTGCATTTGATGGTGGTGTAGCGTTCTCCGCAGGTGCGGCAGTTCCAAACCAGCAATTGATCCGCCAAACCCGTCGTTATTTCCGTTACCAATCAGGTAAGGGTATCCAGTTCTCTACTGGCACAACTTTGAAGCCTTCAATCTTCAACACAAGCCTGACATCAAGCGGTACAACAGTCACCGTCACCACCCGCTTCCCTCACAACTTGGCAACAGGTTGCGTGGTTACTGTTGCTGGCGCTGATCAATCAGCCTACAACGGTACATTTACCATCACGGTGACTGGCACGTTGACTTTTACATATGTTGCCTTGTCAACCCCATCAACCGCTACTGCTACTGGCATGATCATCAAGATCAGTCCAGTAAGTTGGTATGGCTCAAGCAACCGTGTTGGCTTCTTTGACCAGCAAAATGGAATGTTCTTTGAATTTGATGGTCAGACTTTGTATGCTGTGTGGCGTACAAGTACCAACCAGATCAATGGAACGGTAGCTGTGACTCAGGGTTCTGGAACCGTGACTGGTACTGGCACTCAGTTTACGACTCAGTTGGCTCCCAGTGACTACATCGTGATCCGTGGTCAGTCATACAAAGTTGCCAGCATTGCAAGCGATACCTCACTGTTTATCAGCCCTGAGTACCGTGGCGCAACACTGAACACCACCAACAACCCTAACGGTGGATACATTGTCTCCAAGACCATTGATACTCGTTATCCGCAGTCAACATGGTTTGATCCATGCGATGGGACAGGCCCGTCAGGGTACACACTCGACCTGACCAAGATGCAGATGTGGTACATCGACTATTCTTGGTACGGCGCTGGTGTGATTCGCTGGGGTTTCAGAACCACTGGCGGTGCGATTGTTTATGCGTTTACCCAGACCAACAACAACCAACGTTATGAAGCCTACATGCGTTCTGGAAACATGTCTGCTCACTATGAATCCAATGGTCAGACACCAGCAACTTATTTGACTTCTACCTTGTCAAGCACAGAGACTGGAACTATCAACGTTGCAAGTACCGCAGGTTTTGCCCCATCTGGAACCGTCAAGGTGTCAAATGCAGGCAGTTCTGGCACGATTGAATACATCGCCTACTCTGGCAAGACATCAACCACATTGACTGGTTTGACTCGTATTCAAACGGGCGGTAATGGAACTGCGCAGACATTTACTGCCGCAAGCCCGTCCACAAACGCAATTCCTCCTGTTGCTGTTGAGTTTGCATCGCCTGATACTGCCGCATCTTTGTCCCACTGGGGTTCCTCAGTGATCATGGATGGTCGTTTTGATGACGACAAGTCACTGGTGTTCAACTACGGTATGACTACCGCCATGACCACTACGGCAACAACGCCTGTGCCTATCTTGGCTATTCGTATTGCCCCGTCTGTGGACAACGGAACAACTGGCACATTGGGATTGAAAGAGATCATCAACCGCATGCAGTTGCAATTAACTGAATTGCAATTGTTTACAACTGGTACGACTGGTTATCTGATCAACTTGATTTTGAATGGCTATATTACTGGTACGTTTAGCGGTAACAGCGGAAACTTTGTTACGCCAATCTCTGGTCAATCTCCTACCAGTTCTTCATTGGCTCAGGTGAATTTCAACACAACCAACACCGTAACCATTTCCGCTGGTGAATCGGTGGCGGCTACCTTCACTGCGGTGTCAGGCCCTACCACTATTGACTTGTCTCAGGTTCGTGACTTGGGTAATTCAATCTTAGGCGGCGGTACATCCAACACTGTACCAACAGCGCAATCAGGTTTTTACCCTGATGGCCCTGATATTTTGTATGTCGTGGCAGTTCCTTTGTCTGCTACCTCTGCAACAATTCAGGCTCGTATTTCTTGGAAAGAAGCTCAAGCTTAAAGGAGTTGAAATGCCACTTGTCAAATCAAAATCTGAAAAGTCTTTTAAAAAGAACATTGCTACTGAAGTAAAGGCTGGGAAACCAGTCAAGCAAGCAGTAGCAATTGCGTACAGTGTCAAACGTGCCGCACCCAAAAAGATGTGTGGTGGCGGCAAGTCTGGCTGGTAATCATGTCAAAAAGGGGGCTATATGCCAACATTCATGCAAAACAGCAAAGAATTGCTGAAGGCTCTGGTGAAAAAATGCGCAGACCAAATAGCAAAGGTGCGCCAACTGCTGAAGCCTTCAGAGAATCAGCCAAAACAGTAAAGAAAAAAGAAGGTGGCGTGTCTCTGGCAATAGGCAGAGGCGAAAAACTACCAGTCTCCAAGGGTGCTGGATTGACCGAAAAGGGTCGAGAAAAGTACAACCGAGAGACAGGTAGCCACCTGAAAGCTCCGCAACCCAAGGGAGGCGCTCGCAAGGATTCTTTCTGCGCACGAATGAGTGGCGTGGTGGAGCATTCAAAAGGTGACGCACCAAGGGCAAAGGCATCGTTGAAACGCTGGGATTGTCCCGGCTGGTAAGAGGAGTTGAAATGGCTGATCCACAAGGAACCCCAAACGCAATCGGTGGCTCTTCAACCGAAGAAAGTGATGTTCCTCGCGCTGACGGACAAAACGTTGGTGGCTTGATTGTTGGGCCTGCTGGTCAAAATACTGCTTACAAAAAGGGCGGCAAGGTTAGCTTGAACGACTGCAAGGTCACCACACACCAGAAGAGCAAATCTTCACCCAATTGGTAAGGAATCATCATGAGCATGTACGGCAGTAGCGAAAGTAGTCCAGAGAAAAAAAGAAGGCTTGAAGAAGCCACCAAGAGTATTGAAGATTTCTTCAGCGGCAAAACGCCAAGAAAAACTCCTGAAGAAGCTAAGGCTGACCGTGAGGCTTTCAAACAAAAGTCCATGGCTGATGTCAAAGCTCGGAACGACAAAATCAAGTCGGAAGCTCTTGAGCGTGACCGTGCTGACTTGCCAAACCTTGAAAAACGTCATGCTGAAATGTCTGAAATGTATAACAAGGGCAAAAATTGGCAGTATGCTGACCGTGATCAGAATTTGACTAAAGACGAGCGTATAGCCCGTGACATTTCAAGCGAATTGAGTAGCTTGGGCAACAGGATCAGCGCCGTCAAGCGCAACACCTCTTCCTATTCCAAAGGCGGAAAGATCAGCCTAAGCGATTGCGGCACATCAACCGCCTCCAAGGGCAAGAACAACTCAAGCTGGTAAGGTGAAAACATGGCTTATTCAGGAACGGTCGGGCAAACGGTCATCACGGTTCAAAACCTGATTGATGATGGTGCGCGTCGATCTGGCAAATTAGCAGAAGAGTTGACGGTTGAGCAGGTTCAGTCTGCCAAACGTGCGCTCTTTTATTTGCTCAGCAACCTGATTAACCAAGGCATCCAATACTTTGCCATCCAAAAAGTCGTTTTAGGGCTGTTGCCTGACCAGTATGAGTATCTGCTCCCAGTAGGGGGCAACGACGTGCTGAATGCCCTCTACAGGACGATGACACGCCCCACTGGTACATACACCTCATCCGCAGGCGGAAGCGCCGCAAACGCCTTTGATGGCAACTTGACGACCTACTGCCAGCAAACCTCCACCGCAGGCAATATTGCCATCGACTTTGGGTCTGGTCAGGCTTACTACATTGGATCAATTGGATTCATGCCATACATCTCAGGTGGCGGTAGCCAGACTTGGAACTATGTGTTTGAGTCTTCTGTTGATGGATCAACTTGGAAGACGCTATACACGGGAACTGCGGTCACTGTGACTGACAGTCAGTGGATTTGGCAGGACATTGACCCCGGGTCAAACGTGCAGTATTACCGCATGAGGGCTACTGGTACGACTACTTTGTCCGTGCGTGAACTGTACTTTGGCACAAACAGCACCGAGATCACCATGGCTCGGTTAAATCGTGACGACTACACCAACCTGCCAAACAAGAACTTCCTTGCCAACAACCCGTACCAGTTCTGGTTGAACCGCACGATTCCGCAGGCGACGATTACGTTGTGGCCTACCCCCTCGGATGCATTCGTCCAAATGGTGGTCTGGTACTCGGCTCAGGTTCAGGATGTGGGTTCAATGAGCGGTCAATTGGCGGTTCCTGACCGTTGGTTGATGGCTATCCAGAACATGCTGGCTCACCAGATGTCTCAGATCCTACCCGGTGTGGATGCGGCTCGTATTGGTTACCTTGAAAACCAAGCTGAGAAGTATTTCCAAATGGCTGAGCAAGAAGAGCGCGACAAGTCTCCAATTTACCTTGCGCCGAACATCGGCGTGTATACGAGGTAAATATGCCAAGATTCTTAAACACCGACGGAAACGCCAGCCTAGCAATCTTTATCTGCGACAGATGCCGCATGAAGAGGGCAATTGATGAGGCTCAGCCTGACCCAAATTTTCCCGGTCTCTCCGTCTGTCGCCAAGGCTGTGCCGATGACAAAGATCCATATCGTTTACCTGCTCGTAAAACGGAGAAGATCACCTTAAAATTCCCAAGACCAGATGCACCGTTGCAAGGGGTTGTGGATCAATCTCCTGAGTATCAGGGCGAGTACGGCCCCACCTAAAGGAAAGAAATGGCACAAACAGGATACACCCCACTTCAGATTTACTACTCAGCAACGACCACAAACGTTCCGCTGGTAGCTAACTTGGCGGCTGGTGAGTTGGCTATCAACACCGCCGATGGCAAGTTGTTCTACAAAGACTCCAGCAACGCACTTCAAGTTATTGGATGGAAAACGGTTCCAACGACTGCTGGTGGTACTGGTCTTACCTCATTCACTGCGGGTGATTTAATCTATTTTTCCAGCGGAACATCTTTCACTAAGTTAGGCATTGGTACAAACGGTCAAATTTTGACTTCAAGCGGAACCGCTCCTCAGTGGTCGGCAATTTCATCTGTTGGCGTGGGTTCAATTACATTTGGTTCAACTGGATTGACACCAAACACCGCAACAAGTGGAAACGTAACTGTTGCTGGCACATTAAATGTTTCCAATGGCGGCACAGGCGTAACTGCATCAAGTGGCGCTAGTTCAGTCATGCTACGCGATGCAAATCAAAACGTAGCGGCTAACTCGTTTTTGAGTAATTTCACCACTGTTGTATCTGCTGGAACAACC